TAATATACATTTTTTTACTACATTATTTTAATATTTTAATATTATTAGTATATACTAATAATATTAAAATATATGCGTAAAAAAACACTTAATCGTAGAAAAAAAGTTAGCAATAGAAGTAAAACACAAAGACTAGCTTACAAAGGTCATTTAGGTAAAGGTAAAGTAAACATTGGTCATCTCTCTGGTTATGAGGTTAAACAATTATTAGTTGGTGTATCAGATAACCCGGCTATGCAAGAAAAAGTAGTTTATCTTATTAAAGATGACCCCGAAGTGTGTAGAAAGTTATTTGAACATTTAACTAATCAAATTCACACCTTTAGTCGAGCTACTTTGATTAGCCTGCAAACATCTATTTCACAATTACAAGAGTTAGCGGTGCCTGACGCGTGGAAATTTCAATCTTATATAAATACAAATCTTGAGCGTCGGAATGGACTAAGCAACGTCCCATTAGGTCAGTTTACTGCTCAAGGATATAAAAGCAAGTCACAGCATTCACATTCACATAGAAGACGCTCACAATAAAATTGATTTCTTTTTATAATTATTTATTATTAAGTTAAAATGGCATCATCAGTGCTTGTGTTAATGAGCTTGCTATCTAATCATAATATTATGTCAAATATGTTTGACCTAGACTATTTAAAGGCACAAGAGAAAAACAGGCTTAGTCAATTTAAGAAGGATCAACGCAATCATAGGGCTAGTCTAGCGAGAGAATATAAAGCACTAATGTTTACTAGCAATACACCACATAAGCATAAGCATAAGCATAAGCATAAGCATAATTTGAATAATTTTCAATATTATTTAAATTATAATATTAAGCGTTAATATATTAACTATAGAAAACAATATAGAGCTAATGTTATAAATTATATAGGTTTTTTTTTGCAGTTTTCTTTAAATTATTAGCTTTAATTTATATAATTATATTATTTTTATTAATTATATATATTATATTATTAATAATGAGTGTAACTATTGATAATGATGTTTACAATATAAAGCTGGCTAACTTTGATAAGCAAAATTTTATAAATAGTGAGATTTCTAATAGAAACTATCCGTCGGGTGGGCTAACAATGAATTTTTCATTTAGGCCAGTAAATACTAAATATACATTTATGCCGACTGTTGCACCGCTAGTAAAATCAGTAGAACCTATAGTTAATTATAGTAATTATGATACTAGTTCCGTTTTCTTTCCTGGAACTAGTAAAATGCATTACTGCGGGTTTGCTTCCAATGTAGATCGAGAGTCTACTTTGAGAAATCAGTTTTTTGCTCTACAAAAGGCAGACCAAAAAGCATATATACCACCTAGCACTAGTGATTTATATGTAAACAACATTAATTTTGCACCCAAAAATGAAAATTTAGATGGCCATTTATTATTTAGAGAACAACAATTTCAAGACTTTAATCCAAATAGATTTTCAACAATCGGCAACGAATTATTTTATAATTCAACACGAGTTCAATTAAAAAATATAAAATAAATTTATAATAAAATGCTTAATACTAGCACCACATTAAAAGAAAGTAAAGAAAGTAAAGAAACTAAAGAAAATAATAAAAAATCAAAACAATCAAAACAATCAAAACAATTAAAAGTTGTAAGTATAGATTTAATTGAAGAAAAAGAAAAAGAAAACTTAGAAGTCGAGAGATTAAAAGAAGTCGAGACTTTAGACAAGCAAAAAGCCGACCTAGCAATAAACAATATTGATTTACGCTATTTTGCAAACCAAAATCATAACCCGTCTTTTAGAACAAATAAATTAGATCAATTACTCAGCACTAATTATTTATTAAAAGACATTTATACTAATATAGAAGAAAACATAGCCACTTACAAAGATCAAATAATTAAATATAATGCAACAACTTTAGAAAAACTCATAGAAAATAGCAATAGCGACGACACTAAAATAGCAAACGGAGAAAAATACAAGCTTTATTATTTGTTATATATTTTAAATTTAATAAGCCATTTAAAGGAAAAAAAGCTTAAAAACTCTATAAAAGAAGAGCTTAAAGACTTCAATAACAAGTCGAATTATTGCGACGACGCCTCTTTAAATGATTTCAATTTATATAATGCAACACTAAATAGTATGTGCGCTAAAAAATGCATAACTAATTTAGATTTGTTTGTTGTTAGAAAAAGCTCAAACACTAAAAGAAAAATACTTCCACAAAAACGCAGTTAAAAATTTATTTTATATTACTATATTAAATAATACTATAGTAATATGTATAATACATTTAAAAAAATAGGTCGCAAATTTAAAAAAAATACGCGTAAATTTCGCAAACTCAAATGCTCTCCATATCAAAATAAATATGTAGATAGCGAGTTGAAAGACTATACTTGCTATACGCGTAATAATTTGCAATTATTTAAAAATGTGTGGAATGCTAACAATAGCGACAAAATTTTGACTAATAATAGTAAAGAAATATGGAATTTTTTCAAGCAAAAATTGGATAAACAATGCTATGATGAATTATGTTGGTTAGAAAAAACGCCATTAAGTAAAGTAAATAATAAAGAATTATTAATAAAAGAAATATTTAAGCCGTTTTCTCCCGAAACTTGGTCGTCAAAGCCCAATACGTGGCTGTCTAGTGTTGATATAACTAAAATAATGAAACAATATGAAAAATCCCATAAACATTTTAAATTTATAGGACCGACACCTATAGATTTTGATGCAAAAGAAATGTTTTCTACTTGCGTGTGGGAGCAATTATGTAATTTTAATTTAGAAAATCATATTAAAAATAAAATTAGCAAAATAGGAGTAATATTTAACACTGATCCGCATAATAAGTCAGGAAAACATTGGATATCTTTATTTGTTGATTTGACTAGAAAATTCATTTTTTACTTTGATAGTAATGGTTCAAGAATGCCAAAACAAGTAAAAGTATTAATAAACAGAATAGTAGATCAAGCGCGTAATTTAAATATTCAATTAACTGTAGATGATAATGAAGGTTTTACTCATCAATATGGCGACGGGCAATGTGGTATGTATGTGCTATATTTTATAATAGAATTATTGCAAGAAAATAAAACTTATAGTTATTTTAAAAATACACGCATAAAGGACAGCACAATGAAAAAATATAGGAAAAAATATTATAATGAGGCGCATATAAAAATGAATTCGGTGTTTATTGATTAATAGCTAATAATTAACCCAATAAAAATTGAATTAAAGATAAAGATTATTATTATTAGACTTATAACATTAATAATAATCTATTATGGCAACAGCAACCAAAAAGGTGCTTACTGAAGATTTGGGCAAAATGTTCGAAATGGCTATTTGTTTGAATTATGATACGCCTTATGATGGAACTTACAAATATAGTTTGGACGAGGCGCATTCTCTCAAAAACAGACTTAGCAATCTTAAAAATGAATTTCCCTATAACATTAGGCATTGTGCTAGTCGTGGGAGCAAATATGATTTTGAATGTGTAGATGACCCTAGCATCCATTTAAGCGCTAAAACGAGCAAAAAAAAGGCCGGCAAAGTGTGTCCGCAAGTACTAGGGCAACCCTCACGCAAAAAGTTTTGCGAGTTTTTCGCACTTGATCAAAGCATAGGCTTAGACCAAATCAAGAGCTTTATTAGCAATAACATTGCCAATTTATTGCAAGTCTATAGTGCGCATACTTTTGATTGTCCTATATTATATTATAATAAGCATAGTGATTTGCTAGCCTTTATTGTATTAAAAGAAGAGATAAATTGGTCAGCCAGTAACATTAACTTTAGTCACAATATTAAAAAAAAGCTATGGAATGAGAGTTCGTCTATTAGCATAAATGGCGTAACAATTGGCGAATTTCAAGTGCATAAAAATCGCGACTGCATTAAATTTCGCTGGGCATTTGAAAATTTGCTAGCATTGTTTGGGCATCATTTTACAATTGTTGCGTTGTAAGTGCTAATCAAGTATGATTTATGCACTAGTCTTTATATAGTTTTTTTTATTGTAATTGTAAAAGCGTCACTATTTTGTCATAATATGTTTTATCGATTTCGCAGCCTTTAAAAAGTCGCTTAGTGTTTTTACAAGCTAGCGCAGTTGTTCCAGACCCTAAAAATGTATCTAATATTGTATCGCCTTCATTCGAATGTTTTTTAATGAGTTCTTCAAATAGCGCTAAGCTCTTTTGCGTAGGATGAAACCTATTTTTACCGCCTTGTAACGGATAACTATAAATGCCGTTGTCATAACTGCTATTAAATGTTGGATTGCTGTCTTTAACGCCTAATAGCGCAATCTCTCTAGTATTAGTTAAATAATTGACTTTACTATTTCTTGGTTGCGGATTAGTCTTAATCCACTCAATAAACCTAATTTGCTTAAAATTGTATTTTTCTAATAAGTCTTTTAGGTTTGTAATTTTCCATAAGTCAAAGAACATTATTAATGTGCCGCCTTTTTTTAGTTTGCTATAATAAAGCTCAATAAACTTTTCCAAAATAGCTAAACTAAAATCACTATCCCAAGACCCGTAGTCGGTTTTAACGCAATATTTTTTTCCATATATTGACCCATATTTAATATAATTGCTTTTATGTGTGTCGTCTTCAATCGCGTTTTGCAGTTTATAATTTGTCCATTCTGCTTCTGTCTTAACCTCATTAATGTCATTAGCTTCATTATATTTAACATTATTATAATGCTTATCTAGACCGCTCGACTTAGATATAATATAAGGCGGGTCTGTTAATATTAAATCAATAGAGTTAGGGTCTAATGTTTTTAAATATTCTAGACCGCACATATTTTCAACACTAATTGAAGGATTAGCGTTAGCAATACTTTTATTAATACTAGCTTTAGGTTCTAGCAATTTAATTAGTGCATCTTTGCTTTTTGATTTATAATTTGTAATTCCTTGTTGCTCACATTGTAACATAAGTTCAGCTTTCGTTAATTTTGCTAAATCCATAACTTGGCTATAATGCAT